CGCGTCACGTCGCAGTTCAACGCCGACCTGATTACGCGTGGCGAGGCGCGGCGCGAACTCGGCAAAGACCCCGTCCCCGACGGCATGGACGACGAGCCGGAGGACGGGTTCAAGTCGGACCTCGTCGACGATCCGGAACCGGACGGCGAGGGCGGGCCGCTAGACGACCTCGCGCTGTCGGACGACGACACGGACGGCGGTGGTTCGGGAAACGCGCGTAAGGCGGTCGACGACGAGGACCCGCTTCGGAACACCGACGACTGGTCGCAGTTCGACGTTCAGCCCTCCGAAGTCGAGCGCGTCCATGAGGCGATCGCCGACGACGTGGGGGCGCTGTTCGACGCCGTCATGTCCGACGACGAAATCCAGCAAGCGATCGACCAACTCGCCGCGAGCGAGGAGGACCCGACCGAAAAGAGCCTCGGCGATATTACGGGGCGCATCCGCGAGTTGCTCGCGGAGTCGGAGCTGGCCAGCGACGTGGCAGACGCGATCCGCGGGGCGACGAGTAGCGCCGCCGCCGACGCGCTTGACAGCGCCATGTCGGAGACGGACACCGACACGACCGACCTCGAAGCGGACACGATCGCGGCGCGGCTCGACGACCGCGACGTGCGCTTTGCGGATTCGCTGGCGAACCAGATTAGCGAGCAGGTGCGCGAGACGGTCGCGGACGGGTGGGCCGACGGCAAGACGACGCGGGAAATCGGCGACGACATTGAGGACCTCCGCGGCGAGATGGAAGGGTGGGGCGCGGAACGGATCGCCCGGCAGGAACTCCAGATCGCCACGGGCGAGGCGCGGTCGGCGTTCGCGGACGAGGTGGACAAGGTGGAAATCTGGCAGACCTCCGAGGACGACCGCGTGCGGCCGGGGCACGAGGGGATGAACGGGACGTGGAAGTACCCGGGCGACGACTGGACCGTGGATTACACCGAGGAGGGCCGCGGCGTCCATAAGGAGTCGGTCCCCGGCGACAGCGAAGCCGGGATCGGGTGTCGGTGTACGGTCCTACTCCGCGACCGTGACGAGGTCGACGCCGACGACTACGCGGGCGACGGGACGCCGTGACGCCGGGGGCATAGCCCGTCCATAACGCTTATCATAACAGGGCTATATCGTTATAGTGTAGATATGACAGACGAACGCCGACCACAAGACCATGCGGACGATGCTGCCGGGATCGCCGCCGAAGCGGCCGAACTCGCGGAACACATCAAAGAAACTGACCCGAGGCACACGCGCCACAGTCAGTTTGAAACGTTGATCGAACTTATAGACCAGTCTCACGGCGAAGCGTTAGAAGCGTCGGTGTCTCTTGACGATGAGTAACGACACCACTATCAGCGTCTCGGCGGAGACGCGCGACCGACTCGCGGAACACAAGGAACAGGACGACCGCTATTTCACGGGCGAGGAGCCGTTCGACCGCGTCATCACCCGCTTGCTCGACGCCTACGAGGGCGACGACGGCGACGCTGACGCGCCCGCGGACGGCGACGGGATCGACACCGAGCGCGTGGAGCAGGCGCTGGCGACGATCGAGGAGCGCACCGGGCGGATCGAACAGCAACTCGACGACCTCGGGGGTGGGCGGCGGTGAGCGACGACCCCGTGCTACAAGAACGGGACGCCATCAGCGACGAGGCGTTTCGAGAGTTACTAAATCTGTTCATGGCGTCCGATCCGTGGCCGCTTGAAGGCGAACGATCGAAGGCGGTGATATTCGGGTTCTTGTGCGCCGAGGCGTCAAAGCGCGGGTACGACGACTGGATCGAAGCGTATCACGAGTTCGATCCGGAAGACGCCGATGACTGACACCCGCCCGCTCCTCGCCGCCGGCCGCCGCGCCGTGTGGATCATCAAGGCCGCGCTCACGGTCGCGGGGCTGACGCTGTTCGCGGTGGCGTTCGCTGGCGGCGTCTACCCGCTGTCGACGACGGGCACGATCATGGCGTCGGTCGCGGCGTTCGTCGCGGTGACGGTCGTCGACGACGTGGTCGGCGCGCCCCTCCGCGCACGCACCGCCGACGCGTAGCCCGCCCGTATCCTTTTTGCGACCGGCCGCGAAGCGTCTCCCATGTCGGACTTCAGCGTCTACACCGCCCAGCAGATCACCGACTGGATGAGCCAAGCGACCGTCGCCAGCGCGCCGGCGAACCTGTACGTCGCGCTGTTCGACAACACCGGGACCGAGGTGTCGGGCGACTTCCTGAACGACCGCCCGGAGACGACGACCGGCACGGAGTGGGACGTGGTCGGGGCGAACGACACCAACTTCGAGAACAACACCGCGATCGAGTTCGGCGAGGCCAGCGTCGACGTGGATAACATCGAGGACGTGGCGCTGTTCGACGACACGCTCGCGAACGGCGGGAACGAAATCGCGCGGTATCAGACCGATAACGCCCCGTTCGACGTGGCGGCCGGGTCGACCGTGACGTTCAACGCCGGCCAACTGTCCTTCGACGTGATCGACCGCACGGAGTAACGCATGGTCACGGTCACCGCGGGCGAGACGTACACCGTCGCCGAGGGCGAGACCGCTGTCGGGTCGCCGACGGTCGTCGCCGGGCAGTTAAACCTCGCCGGCCAGCTCACCGTCACCGGGACCGCGCCCATCGCGGCCGGAATGGGCGAGGGGATCGGGACGGCGACGACGGCCCGGACCGCACCCGCGAGTGCGGCGGGCGTCGGCGAGGGCGTGGGGACGGCAAGCCCCGTGTTCGACCTGTTCCCGAGCGCCGGCGGCGAAGGGGCAGCGACCGGCACGGCGACCGCGGCCGTCGTCGCGCTCACAACGGCTTCGGGCGTCGGCGAGGGGGTCGGTGTCGCGGCCACGACACCAGCGCGGGCGGTCGTCGCCACCGGCGCGGGTGACGGCGTCGGCGCGGCGACGGCGGACCGAACGCGCGAAGTCGTCGCCACCGGTGTCGGTGAGGGCGTCGGAAGTGCGCTCGCCGCGTACGACATCCTCTTTTCGGCGACGGGCGTCGGCGCGGGCGTCGGAGCGGGTGCCCCGGCGGTCCCGTACTTCGCCATCGCAACCGGGATCGGCGCGGGCTCGGGGGCAGGCATCCCCGACCGGACGGCCCCCGCCAGCGCGACCGGGATCGGCGAGGGCGTCGGCGGCATCGCGGACGCGACGGTCGGCATCCCGATCACGCGGATCGACGAGCGCGGGCTGGCGTGGCAAGAGGACGAATCGCTGTCGCTTGAGGGCGACGACCCGACCGCCTAACGCCCGCCCGTACCCTTTTGCGGTCGCCCGCCGAACCCAGAGGTATGCCAGCCGGATTCGACAGCGCCGACGCGTTCCGCGAGTGGTTCGACGGCCCGTCCGAAGTCGCCGAGCGACTGTGGCGCGACCTCAAGGCCGAGGCCGCCCACGACCACGGCGACGCCGAGGCGCTCAAAGAGGCGATCGCACAGGGGAGCGGGTATATCGCCGATGTCGGCGTGGAAATCCTCTCGGGCGTGGACGTACCCGCGATCGACAGTCAGATGCTCACGCTCAAGTCCGAGACGGGCGACGTGTGGGGCGGCGAGCGCGACGTACTGCTGAAGGCCGACGACGACGAGGACCGCCGCATCTCCTACGCCGCGGCGATGATCCCGCGGGAACCCGACAAGGAGGGCGACGTGGTCAGTACGCCGCAGGTCGAACGCGCCGCGCACAACTACCTGAAGTCGCTTCAGGGCGACACCGACGGGACGGGCGTTGACACCGACCACAACCTGATTGACGACAAGGGCGTCGTCGTCGAGTCGTCGATTCTCGACGAGCCGCGCGAGTACGAGCTGCCGGACGGGACCACCAAGAACCACGAACCGGGAACGTGGATCGTCGGCATCGAATGGGAACCGGAGACGTGGCAGCGGGTCAAGGCCGGCGACATCGAAGGCCTGTCGATCTACGGCATGGCCGAGCAGATGCCGCTCGAACGCGAAGCGACGGCTAAGGAGTTCGTTGTCCCGTTCGGCGACGAGTCCGTGGTTCAAGTCCTGTACGCAAGCCGGAGCGTCGCCGCGAAGGCGGCCGAGCGGATGGGCTTCGAGGGCGACCCCGAGGAGATTACCCACGAACACCCGTTCAGCGGCGACCCGCACTATATGCCCGCGCCGTCACACGACGAGTACGTGGACGCGTACAACGAGTTCGCCGAGGCGGACGGGTTCGGCCCCATAGACGACGGCGGGGAGATGGTTGAGGCGTCCGCCGACGACCTCCGCAAAGAGGACCCGTGTTGGGACGGGTACACGATGGTCGGCACCGACGAGAACGGCGACCCGCGGTGTGTCCCCGACGACGACGTGCCGGACGCGGAGGGCTTCGAGAACGCCGTCTCGATGAACGGGTCGGGACCGCCGGAGGGCGGCCGAACGACCGCCGACGACGGGCAAACCGTTAAGGACGACTCTGGCGAATCGACTACACAGAACGCCATGTCTGACAGTACCGACGACGACACCGGCGGCGGCGAGGGCGTCGACACCGACGAGCTCAAAGCCGACATCATCGAGGAGGTAAAGGACGACCTCGCCGACAGCGAGGCGGGCGCAAACACCGAGTCCGAGGCCAAAGAGGAGCGGTCGGTCGACGAACTCGTCGCGGAAATGGCCGAGCAACTCGGCGACCACGACGAGGTTGAGGCCGACGTGATGGACATCCGCGAAAGCCTCATGTCCATGCTCAAGGAGAACGACGGCATGGGCGACGACGAGGAGGACGACGAGATGGAACAGTCGGCCGCCGAGAAGCGCGCCGAGGAGTCGGCCGCCGTCAAGGGCTACTCCGGCGAGGGCGTCCGACAGGCCGAAGCCCAGGGCGGCGACGACGCCGTGGACGGCAACCCGCTGGCGAGCCGTGAACAGGCCGCGAAGTCGTGGGAGGGGAGCTAATCATGTCGAAAACCGCTAAGCGTCACAGTCACCACAGTCGAATCGTCAAGGACAAGTCCGCGCGACAGGCCGTCTACAAGCAGTCGTTCGGCGACCTCGAAGACGGCACGCTCTACCGTGACCCGCTCGGGTTCAAGACCGCCGGGCGGTCCGGGACGAACGGCGTCGCGCTCCAGAAGGAGTGGGGCGAGGCGCTCCGCGAGACGACCGTCAAGTGGGACACGTCCATGCCGGGCGCGAACCGGGCGTCGATCCTCGACAAGTGGAACGAACTCCAGCGGAAGGGGTTCAACCTCCGGCAGACGCGCGACATGATGGCGAAGTCGCTCGACACGGGCGACTGGCAGCTCCCGCTCGACATCATCACGGACGTATTCGTGGTCAAGCCGGAGCAGACCCCGGCGGCGAACTTCATCCCGCGGCGGTCGACGCAGGACGACGTGGTCCACGCGACGCCGCAGACGGACGAACCCGAGCCGGTGTTCGACCTCGAAGCGGGCGCGGCGACGGACGGCGAGGGGAACCGCGTGTACGCTGAGGGCGACCCGTCGTACGCCGACCTCGAATACGCCGTGGACGGCTACGGCATCCGCACCAACATCAGCGACAAGATGATCCTCGCGGCGTCGAACCTCCGCTCGCCGGAGGCCACGCAGGAGGAGGCGCTGATGCTCGGCCACCGCCAGAAGACCGAACGCCAGATCATCTGGGGCACGTCCGCCACCGCGCCCGCCGAGGGCGACGCGAACGGGTGGGGCGGCTTCGCCGACTTCGGCGCGCGGGGTGCCGATACCGGGATCGGCACGCTCGACCCGACGAGCGCCACCCCGTCGGACTACAAGGAGACGGTCGAACAGTTGATCGACTACGTCGAGGAGCAGGGCGCTGACCTCGGGAGCATCGCGGTGTTCTTGCCGTTCGACGCGCACCGCGAACTCCGGCGGTCCTTCGAGCAGAACGAGCGGTATACCGCCGAGGAGGATCTGGACACCGGCTTCGCAACGTTCGCTATGGAGGGCGGGCTGGTGCCGGTGTTCAAGACGAACGGCATCCCGCGGTTCAGCGACTACCCGGCCGGCGAGACGAACGACGGCATCTTCGCCGTGAACATGGAGTCTGTCGAACTCGCGCAGTTACAGGAGGTCATGGTACAGGACCTCGCCAAGCTCGGCCCCGAGGAGCGCATGGCCGTCGACCAGTACAACGTGCTGGTGTCCGAAGCGGGCGACGGCAGTACGCTCACGTCGGACCACATCGCCATCGGCGAGATCGAAGTCCCGGCCTAACGGCCGCCTGACCCTTTCGTTTTTAGACACTCGCCCGCGTAGCCGGTAGTATGCCGACCTACTGGTACGACGCGACCGACGGCAACGGCCACCCCGACGACCCGAGCGAGTTATACGACACGTCCGACGCCGACGCGCTCACGGATGCCGAGAAGGTGCGGCCGGTGACGCGCGACGCGCCGGCCGACGGGGGCGACGGGTTCGCCACCGACGCCGAAGCGGTTGACGCCGGGATCTGCCCGTGGTGTGACGACTACGAAGGCGACCACGTCGGGCGGCACGCGTCGTCGGCGCACCCGGACGCGTGGGACGAATACACCGACGACTGACGCCCGCACGTTTTTGCCGCTCGCCGCCGTCGCGTCGCGTATGAGTGCGCCCGATCCCGAACTCCCGCCCGACGCCTACCCGGAGGACCTTGCCTCACTCCGGCGGCGGATTCACTATACCGGCGAGGAATTATTCGGCGAACACAACACGCAACTCCGCTTCGACCAGCTCCTCGTCGACTTCGAGCGCCAGACGCGCGGGATCATTAACACCTCCCGGTCAGACGAGACGTTTAATTTCGAGGCGGGGCGCGTCGACGAGGCCCGCGCCCGCGACGTGCCGGTGTTCGATCTGGTCGCCCCCGTCCAGTCGATCGACACCGTCGAATGGCTCCGCTCCGAACAGCGGGGCTTTGAGGAACTCGATCCGGAGTGGTACGAACGCCAAACCCACGGCGTCGAACTCGTCGCCGGGACGCGCGACCTCCGGGCCGATAGTCGCTTCCGTGGCAACCCGCTCGCGGGCGACGCCTCGCGGCTGACGTGGCGCGACGTGGCGAAGCGCGTCCGCGTCACCTACGATCGGGGGTTTGACCCCGTGCCGCCGGAGGTGGTCGACGTTCAAGTCGCGTTGATCAATCGGAAACTCCGGTTACTCCGGCAGGAACAGACGACGGCCGCGGCGTCGCCCGATGAACTCGCGGGGGTCGGCCCGCAGTTCGACCAACTCATGACCGAGGACCTACAGGCACGAATCCAAAAGTTGACGAATATCGACGGCGTCGCGGGGCTGACATAATGGCGACCACACACGACACCCACGACTACGACCCGCGCTACGACCGCGCCCAGACGATCGCCGGCGCGAAGGCCCGGTACGTCACCGACGACCTGCCGGCGTACGACGAGGCGGCGCTGGAGCGTGACGTGGACCGACTGCTTACCGAGGGCGACACCCCGGACGTGACCGCCGCAGACCGCGCCGAAGCGTCGTTGCTGGCGGGCGGCGAACGGGTGAGTACCTAATGCTCCGGGTCGACCTCCGCGAGATGGAACAGGCGCTTGGCGAGGGCGCAGACGAACTCCTCCGCGACGTAGCGATCGAACTCGGCAACCAACTCCAGATCGAAGCCCCCGTCGGCGCGACCGGCGACCTCCAGAAGTCCTTTGCCATCCTCGGCGAACAGGACGGCGTCGTATACGTCGGCTCGCGGCTGCCGTACGCCGACGACGTACAGTACGGGACCGCCCCGCATATCGTTGAGGACTTCGAGGCGCTGAAGGTGTGGGCACGCCGGAAGCTCGGCGACGAGGCCGCGGCCGGGCCGGTGTTCCGCAAGATCGCCGAGGAGGGAACGAACGCGAATCCCTACGTCGATCGCGCGATCGAAAACACCGTCGCGAGGTTCCGATCATGAGTACCCACGACTACACCGCACTCCTTGAGCAACGGATCGACCTGTTCGCGGCCGCGCACAACGCCTTACAGGGACTCGACTTCACGGCCGCGACCGAACTCGGCCCGGACACCTTTGACGAACTCGACTATCCGTATGCCGAGGTCATGCCGGACACGCTCACGTATCAGGGGGCATCCGAATACGAACACACCTTTCAGACGAACTTGTATTTCGTTCGGAAACGCCATGAGACGTATTTAGACATCCTCTCGTGTCTGGTGGAGGCGACGACGGCGGTCGCCGAGGCGCTGGAGGGCGTCGAGTGTACGGTCACGGTGCGCCCGACCGAGATACAGGACTACGCGGGACAGGACGGCAACGACCTCATGATCATGGTGGCGACGACGTGGACGGTCACGGCGGCGGACCCGAACGCGCGGGCGTGACTGTGGTGGTATGAGTGTTCCATAACACTTATTATAATGGGGCTATAATGGGTAATTGTGATGAGTGAATCACAGACTGCCGCCGAGGACGCACAGACCGCGACCGTTTCCGAAACGAAGTTCAACGCGACCGCGACGCTCACCGTCATGGCCGCCGACAAGCGCGCCGCAAAGTTCGCTGCTCGAAAATACTTCCGCGACACCCACGGGAGCGACCCGTCTAAGGTGATCGTGGAAAAGTCCGACCACGACTTATTCCACGACGGCGACGAGACTCGGTTTGAGGTCATGGTTTCGGATCACTCCTCCGGGTCGCTCGCTGACTCCGAGACGTACGACTTCTAAGCGCCGCCCCGTATCCTTTTGCCGCTCGCCCCGGTAGCGTCGGGTATGCCAGATCAATCCCGAATCTACCGCGGGCAAGACGCCGTCGTCACGTTCGCCGCGTCGGACGTGGTCGTCGGTATCCTTCAAGATTGGACCGTCAACCCCGACTTTTCGCGTGAGGACCTCCGCGGCGCGGGGTCGCCCAAGCGACAAGACGACCAGACGACCGAGGTGGAGGTGGCGATCGACGCCGAGTTCGCCGAATGGAACGAGGACGGGTATAAGGCGCTCATCAACTACGACGAGGCCCAAGAGCAAATCAGCAACTCGTCGGACGTACCGCACTTCGACGTGGAGCTTGACATCCCGAGTAAGGACGGCGGCAACACCGTCACCCCGACCGTCCAAGAGGTGCGCTTCGACTCGCCGGAGTTGAGCGGCGGCCCGGACTCGTGGGTGACGCTGAACCTCTCGGGCGTCGGCAAGGACCTCACCGGCCTCGCGGTGGCCTAACCATGTCGGACGACGTGTGCGGTTACGACGCCGGGAACGGTCCGTGCCAGAACCAGGCGGGCGAGGACGGGCGCTGTTGGATCGACAGTCACACCCCGCCCGAGTTCTCGGCGGTCGACCTCAAGCAGATGGACC